GCAGGAACAATGAAGCAGGTTGCATTAACAGATGTGAAAACATATTTAACTAGTGCAGGGTTTACGACAGATGACCCTACGGCACTTGCGATTGCCCTTGGATAGTTAGGAGAAAAAGATGGCAAATACATTTAGAGTATTAACATTTGCAGCAGAACCTGCAAGTACGTCAGATGGGAGTGAGTATCACATATACACGACTCCAAGTAGCACAACAACAGTTGTTATTGGTCTTATGTTAACAAACATTCACACCTCACAGGTAACAGCAAAAGTTCTTCTTGAGTCTGATACTACAGGGGGAACTGGTTCTGCTAGTCAAACAAATAACATAGGTGCAGGAACAGGGGATGGTGCAAATAATAATACCACTGCGGTGTTGTTAAATAACGCACCTATACCTGTAGGTTCAACCTTAGAATTATTATCAGGAGGAAAGGTAATTATGCAACCTACTGATACAATAACAATTTCTTGTAGCGTAGCAGATAAACTGTCTGGAGCATTAAGCATCATGGAGATAACATAATATGCCATATATTGGAGTAGAACCTGCCTCTAACTTTCAAACTGCTCCTGCTGTTGTTAGGTTCAGTGGTGATGGTTCAGACACTACATTTGACTTAGGTAGAACGATTGGCTCTGTACAAGACATACTCGTATCAGTAGATGGTGTTATACAGGACACTGCAGCCTACACTGTACCTGATGGACAGACATTAACATTTAGTGCTGCACCCTCTTCTAATTCAGGTAATAATATCTTTGTATACTTTTTAGAGGTGGGTGGAGCTTCTGTTGCACCTGCAGCAGAAAACAAAGGTAACTTTAAAAATGGTGGTATGTTTAGAACTAATGCACAATCTTTAACTTCTAATCTTACAATACTAGCCACAGAAAATGCAAATGTAACAGGCACATTGTCTATTGCTTCAGGTAGTACGCTTACGATTGAATCAGGTGGGAGGCTAGTGGTACTATGAGTACAGTAAAAGTAGATACAATACAGACTACTGGTGGTGTTTCTGAAATAGCTATAGATAAACTCAAGGGTGTATCTGCTACTGGTTCTATAAGTATTGTTGGTGAAGGTGGTAGTACAACAACTAATCTTCAACAGGGCTTGTGTAAAGCATGGGTAATGGCAGATAGTGATGCAAGTTTAGAGGATAGTTTTAATATAAGTAGTCCTACAGACGTTTCAACAGGAACTTATACTTTCAGTTTAACTAATGCTATGGCGGCAGTAAATAGATATTCTCAGTCTGGATGTGGTAGAGGTGGAACAGATAATAGAGTTATGACAAGGAATACGGCAGGTGATACTGCGAGTGTTATAGGAGTAGAGATGTCTATTGGAGACACTAGCGTATTAACAGACCATCCAGTAGATGTGCAAATTGTGGGAGACTTAGCATAATGGCAAGTGAACTCAAAGTAAATACACTTACAGGAGTTAGTACAGCAGGTAGCATTGCAGTCACGGCTGAAGGTAATAGCACCACGACTAATTTACAGCAAGGCTTGGCTAAGAATTGGTTTATTATTAACGCAACAGACGGAAGTTTACGAGACAGTTTTAATATTGCTAGTGCTTCAGATAATGGAACAGGGAGTTTCACTCAAACTTTTACAAATGCCATGAATTCAGGTACTTATTCTTTTGTTGCAATGGCAGGACACAACGACAATACTGAGCCAGACGCAAGTATTACAGTTATGCACAAAACAACCACAGATGGAACAAGAGTGAGAATACATAATGCTAGTGGCTCAGAAGTTGATGAGCAAGATTGTTGTGGTTTAAGTATGGGAGACTTAGCATGAGTAAAGCAGCAGAACTAGCGGCACTAATTGCCAATGTGAACAAAGGTAGCTCGTTAGCAGCAAAGAATTTTATCATAAATGGCGC